TTAAGCCTCTGAAGGATTTCGATAAGGAATCAGCGCAGGAGGAATTACTTGACAAGTCCAGCCGATTGTTACTTGGGGAAGAAACCCTCGAAACCTTACTGGTTTTGACCTCCGAGCCAGTGACACCTAAGAAAAAAACAAGGAAAAGGTCGATCTACTCGCAACCCGCGCAAACAGTCAATGCAGGCTATACGCAGCTTACACTCTGGGAGACTGGGTAACAATCGGCTGGACTTGTTAAGTAGATTGCAAGTTGATACTTAGGGGTAGGATGCCCCTTTTGTTTCCAGTAACAATCGGCTTGACTTGTTAAGTAGATTGCAAGTTACCGATTGAAACTCTTAGAGCCATTGAGAACGTGCGTAACAATCGGCTTGACTTGTTAAGTAGATTGCAAGTTGCGATCGAATTCTCGTTGCCCAACCCATCTTTGGTAACAATCGGCTTGACTTGTTAAGTAGATTGCAAGTTGGTAGTATGAGTTAGGTACACTTCTAATATGGCGTGTGTAACAATCGGCTTGACTTGTTAAGTAGATTGCAAGAGGCGGCTAAAATCGTAATTGGTAAGCAGTACAACGTAACAATCGGCTTGACTTGTTAAGTAGATTGCAAGAAGTAATATAGAACACCTAAAAAGATTAAACTAAAATGAAGTCTAAAAAACAGAAAAAACCTTATTTATTAGTGGCTGTAAATTTAATTATTTTTACCTGTGTATTTACTGTCATAAGACTTAACAACTTACAGCTAACATGGTCAGAGTTGTTTCTCAGGTTTTGGTATATTTGGCTTTGGGTTGCAGTTTGTTTAGGATTAACTTTTGAAAAGTTAAATGTAAAATAAGTGGTAGGATTTAAATAAAGTCAAGACTATTAAGACATGAAAAAGACTAAACAAATAAACTATTACCTTTTGATTGCTGTCATGAGTTTTAATACTTTTATAATTTTCAGTATTAGATTCATTCATTCACATTTAACAGAAACAGAATTGATTTTTAAATTTTGGTATGTTTGGGTTTTTTGTGTAACTAGCATAGTAATAACTTTAAAATCTATTAAAGGTCAAAAATGAAAATAAAACCGATAGCCTTAATCTTGAATTTGTTTTTAATTTCTGTGTGGGGATTTATGTTAATTACCAAAGGGTTGTTTTACACTTTGTCTTTTGGTTTTTATATTTATGTTTGTAACAAACTTTACAAACCTATCAAAAGCTATTTACCTATTATTTGGACTACCCTTAGAGAAGATGTTCCTTTTGGATGGTATAATTTTTTTGAGAATTTTCGTCTTTGGCGAAAATTAATGGCTGAAAAAAAAATATAAAATTGATAAATTTTTGGAAAGATTCCTTTTGGTGTGATCTTAATTTTTACAGAGAATAAATCTAATATAGTTAATCTGTAACAAATTATTAAACTTTCCTAATATCTTGATAGCAAACAATATGCCCTTTATGTTTCCATTTAATTCTTGTCATTCTTGATCTATTCAAGACAGTGAGTCAGTAAAACCTGTTGAAAACTATCCTCAACAGCATCAAGGACTCTGGAGTTGTAGCATGGCGCGTAAAGACGCAGGAGAAGCAATGCTTCAACTTCTTAATTTGCAAGAATCTCAAAAGAATTAAGAATTATAGTAAGATAAATTTAAACAAGGATTGGTGGCCGAGTAGTCGAAGGCGGCAGACTGTAAATCTGTAGAGTAATTCCACGCTAGTGCAAATCTAGCCCAATCCACTTAAAATCAAACATATTGACAAAATCAAAGACTTGACCTATGATAAAAAAGTTACAGCGATTACAGTCACACTATGTTTGATACAAATAAATACTTAGAATTATTAAAACAATACCCTCCTCGTCCTATTTACGACAAGGAAGAGCTAGAAAACACGGAAAGAGTTATCAGTTCTTTTTTAGATAAAATCATATCAGATAAAATTCAATTGACAATAGAAGAAAGGGAATATCTAAATGTTTTAGGGGCTTTAATTTATGAGTATGAGGAAAATTATGAGTATGAGGAAAATCAAGAGCCAATACCTGATATTTATGGACTTGAATTGTTGAAATTCATATTAGAGGAAAGAAACCTACAAAAGCAAGATTTGCTATCTATTTTTGAAAGCAAGTCAACCCTGGATGATATTTTTGATGGCCTACAAGAGTTAACTCCTATCTACATTCAAAAATTAGCCAATTTTTTAAATATATCTCCTGCTTTATTTTCCCCAAAACAAATCAAGGGTTGATAACCGAGCGGTTGAGGCAACGAACTCATAATTCGTCTTAGGCAGGTTCAACCCCTGCTCAACCTATTAGAATAGAGAAAATACTATCTTTTAAAAAGCCGTGGCTAATTTTCTCATTCCCGTAGCGATAGGAATCGGAGCTAACCTATTATTATCTCTATTTGCTCCTAAACCTCCTACTCAACAAAAAGGAAAAATTGAGGATACTGGTGTTCCTGATGCTGAATACGGCAGAAGCCTATCCTATCCTTTTGGGAAGGTGAGAAAAGAAGGGCTAACTATGATGTGGGGGATTCCTCTTAAGGAAGTCGTCACATCCGAAAGACAAGGGGGAAAAGGTGGTGGTGGTGGGCAAACTACCGAAGTTTACACTTATTTTCTGACAGCCGCTTATCCAATTGCTAGAAAAATTGGCTCTGTTAGGCGAGTTTGGATGAACAGCGTCCTCGTTTACAATTCTGAAACTAACGACGAAAAAAGCCTAAAATTTATTGAGCATACAACTATTTATACTGGCAATCAAACTACACCATCTTCTGTTATTCAATCGAAAGAATCCAACCCAGTACCTGCTTTTACTGGAATGTCTTTTTTACTTTTTAATAATTATCCGATTGCTAATTATGACGGCACTGGATTTCCTACTATTGATGTTGAAGTGATTGGAGAAAGTGGAAACAATCCAAAAATAAAAGATATTTTGAAAACTATTTGTAAATTAGCTAGTAGAACAGACGATCAAATTGATGTGACTGACATTCCTAATGATTACCGAATTCAAGGATTTGATTTATTGTTTGATGGGACATCTTTTGCTGATCAGTTGGAAGAACTTATGAGAGCTTTTTTTATTGTCGCAAGGGAGCCAAAAGATAAAATAATTTTTAAAAGACAAGAACAATCATCTGATCCTATTTTTATCCCTAAAAGCTCTTTTGGGTCTAAAAAATTTGGAGAAAATCCTATTGACCTTAATGAAAAAAAACTGACTCATTTTAGAGAAACTCCTAGTGCCGTTACAGTATCTGGGCTAAATGTTTTAAAAAATTATGAAACTATTACCGTAGTAGCTAAAGACCCATCAGATACTCACACAAACGAGCTTAGTTTTCAAACTAGGCTAATAGATATAGATATGTTTTTCATGAATATTGCCTCAAAAATTCTTTTTTTAGGGAAAACGCAATCAAAAACTTTTTCAAAAATGTTTTTATTGCCAGCATGGGAAAATCTGAAAGTTGGGGATGTAATTTTTACTAATGATAATAACAATTATCATCAGGAATTGATGCAAATCACAAAAAAAGTAAGAGGAGTAAATTATTTAACTGAAATTGAAGCTACTCGATTTCAAGGAGTAGGATATTTACCAGATATTTCTATAGATAACGAATTTCCGCCAGACGATGACACTCCTCGTCCCTACGGACGCGCTAACGCTATTCCTATTGAATGCCCAATAGTTAATAGCCGAGATACCGACGCAGGAATTTATGTGGCAATTGAAGGTAACTCTAGTTTTAACAGAGGAGCCTTATTTTATTCCGATGACAACGGATTAAGCTATGATTTTGCTGTTGGCAATGTTGTCAACAGCGTAACTGGTACTGTATTAAGCTTCTCCCCAAATTTTAACAACGCTTCTCCTAGTTTTATTGACGATTTAAATTGGATACGAGTAAGCATGAATTCAGGGCGATTAGAGCCAGTTACCCTTGAAACATTTCTATCAGGCAAACAATTAGGTTGGTTTTCTACTGGAGAAATTATAGCTTTTAAAAATGCTGCTATCGTGTCCAACAATCCCTTAACATTTGATATTTCATATACAATTCGTGGAGTCAAAGGAACTGAACCGGCTATCTCTAAGCATATAATAGGGGAAAAATTTGTGCTACTAACTAATTATTTAGTTCGACTCCCTTTAAATCTTTCTGATATTAATCGAGAATATTTATTAAAAGTAGTCCCTAATGGACTACTTGAAACTGATATAGAAGACGAGACTGCTCACACAATTACCTTAGAAGGATTAAAGCCTTTCCCTTGTGCTGTAAGAGGGGAAAAAGATAACAACGATTTAATTATTACTTGGTATCGACGGACGCGGTTAAATGGTCGTTGGATCGACTATATTGATATTGCTTACGCAGCAGGAGAATTGAACAGCTATGTAGTCAGAATTTACGATGGAAACACAATAAAACGAGAATGGTCAGTATCGTCAGCCCGAAGCGTCGTTTACACAGAATTGCAACAAATAGCCGACTGGGGGTCAGTCCAAACAGCTTACACAGTACGAGTTTTTCAAAATTCAAGTTATCCAGTACCTTTTAAAGAATCACTAGCAACGATCCTCTAAGCAGATAGCAGTATTTAATTTAAATATGCTAAGTATATCTACTGTTCTTTTGTAATTCGATTGTTAATAAGGTTATTAACAATCGGAACCTTTACCTTGACTAGGTTTTAAGGTTTGTTGATACCGTTGGTACTGTATAGAGAGAAAAAAGAAAATAGGAAGGAATAATAAACGAACTGGACAGTAAAAGCGTAAAAAAAATAATATTGGGGGATAGCGTCAACAACATCAACAAAGTCTGAAACCTATATATATCAAGGATTCCATTGTTAATATCTTTATTTACAATCTATTAACGATAATAACTTAGTTCTTTTGTACTATTATCTTTTTGTAATTTTTTTGTAAGTTTTTTTTTTAAAATGCTTGACAATTCTAGTAATTTACTATAAGATTGTATTAATCAAATTTTAGAGGAGAGATGCTTATCACCCATATCTCGGTAGATTATAGTCAGAAAATCAATCTCGGTAACTTTGAGTCTGTGAATGTGAGTATAAATATTCATGGAAAACCAGAAGACGGCGAAGATCCTGACGCTTGCTATGAATTTCTTTTAAATCAAGCACAGCAAGTGGTTATGTCGAAACTTCTGGAAGTAACAGAGGCTCACAGCGTCGCTTGCCCCAGTATTACTAAATATTTTGCTGGTAAAGAAATAGATGAGTTTCCATCATCTATTTATTCTGAATTACAGAGCAACCTTCCTTTCTAGGAGTAAAAACAATGCCTATAAAATCTTTGACAACAAGACAAGCCCGATTTCCTCTGCTAGGAAAAATTCGCAAAGGGGGAGAAAAAAAAGAAAACCCTAAAAGACCTGGAACTTCAATAAGCGGAGATGATTTAGAATATTTTCGCATTGATTCTGATCTTCAAGGAATCAACGAAAAATTTACCGCTATTTACGGGAAAGAACCAAAGCAATTAGATTGCTTATTACCTTTTCCTTGTACGGATCAGGTATTTCCTTGTTGGATGGAAGATTGGGGAGCTACGGGATTAGTTTCTCGTTGTGACGAAGAAAAGCAACATATCTACCAACAAGCTGGCAAAATGATTGCCACTAATCCTATCCCGTGCAAACGTCAACAAAACCCTGACGGAAGCTATTCAGGGTGTAAATGCAAGCAAGTCGGTCGATTACAGATTGTCTTGCCTAAATTAGGTGAACTAGGATACTTTGAAGTCGAAACCCATTCAAAGTGGGATATTATCGGACTAACAGAGCAACTACTAGCTATTGAAACTTCTGCTGGTACTTTGATTGGTATCCCTTTTCTATTAGAACGCGGGTCAAGAGAGCTATCTTATCCCTTACCAGACGGAAAAAGGGCACGAAAGACTTTTAGTCTTTTATCGATCCGTGTTCACCCTAATAGTGCTTCTCAAGTATTGCAAATAATCGAAACAAAAGCTTTTCAGCAATTTACGGGAAATGTAGAACCTATCAGGACTCTATCTCCTGCGTCAACGGGAAACGTAAAAATGCTCAACCCCGATCGCAAACAAGCAGGGATTACTTGGGCTGTAAATCAAGGATTGCCTCAATCAGAAGCAGAACAAATAGCCAATAAGGCTAGTTCCGAAAAAGAATTAGCTAATCTTTTACAAAAGGCTATAGAAGCAAGGCAAAAGCCAGCAATAGAAGTTTTTAGTGAAATTATTGATCCTAGTGAACTTCTCAGTGAAGATTTTTAATTAGTTGTCAGTTGTCAGTTGTCAGCAACCTATAAAGACCTAAAAAGCTAAAAAATCCAAAAATGGAAATTAAGGAGTATTAAATGAATCTAAATCTTTTAAGTCGTGATTGGTGGGATAAACTGACTTTCCAGCAAATACAAGAAATCTTAGTTGAAAGCAGCAAAAACCAATGGAAAGTTTTAAGTACAGGGCAAGTCGAAAATATTTGCTTACATGGATTGGTAGCTAACCTAGTTTTTAGTGGAGGTATTGATCAGGTACAGCAATTAAGGGCAGATTTTGAGATTACTTGCGATTCTGGCAAGACTAAAAAAGTAATCAAAATTAATTTAACATTTGTAGATTTCAATTCTACGAACTTGCTATTTGAAACATTAACAAGTTTATCAGAATCAAATAATCCGTATATATGGATTAAAGGTAAGGCGATTAATTTTCCAGAAATTACGATTCTTGTTAACGAATGGGGAAAACGCTATGAAGACCTAAAAATGTCTTAAAAGTAAAAACAAACCGACAATACAACTAAGGAGTAAAAAAATGAAAAGCCTGACCTATCGAATGCTAATCAACTTAAGCTACGCTGAGTTGCCAACAGAAGCCAAGCAATATGTTGATCGCTTAGTTCTTAAAACCTCAAAAAATCACTTTGCATTGACAATACTAGAAGGAGTTTATGAAAGCGTAATCAAAACAGATGACAATGAGATAGAATGTCTTTTAAGCAGTGCATTTATTGACGCTGATTCAGATAGGAAAGTAGGATGTTTTTGGCGTTTTAAAACTGCTATATTCCAGTTTATCTTTTCGATTTTAACAGGTGTAGCAATACCTAAACTTCTCAAGAAAAACTATTGTCTTTTTCTACAATCTCTTGTTATAGCTAGTTACCTTGTAGAGAAGGGTTATGTCATTCTCCCATTGATGGAACTACGAATAAAGCAAGAAACAACTAAAAATAATCTGGAGTAAACCAATGGACATTCAACGCGCAATGCTAGTTCAGAAAAAATACAATAGCTTGCCTACCGAAGCTAAACAATACGTTGATGCTTTACTATTAGAAGTGAAACAGAATCCTAAATTAGACTATTTAGAACTGTTTTATAAATCCGCAATCAAGGACAATATAATGGATTGTCTTGTTCTTGGTAGTTACGATTGGAATCAATCTATTACAAAGAAAATAACATTTTGGGTGTGGTTATTTCTTGTTTTTTGTAAGACAGATGTTCCTATCCCTAGACAGTTGAAAAAGGATGCTAACTTGTTTATGCAAGCTATCGCTATAGCCTCTAATTTTGTAGTAGAGGGTGATTATAAAGAAATGTACGGAACGTCTCACATCTGGGGACTAACTTACAACCCAATCACAACTGAGGAGTAACAAAATGAGTGCAAATTCAAGAGACAAAATCAGAACCTATGGCTCTGCACGGGGGGAGTTAATAGTGATCGATCCCCGACTAATTTCTTTTAGACTGGCTAATGGTGATTTTATCGGGCCGAGAATAGGAATACATGACGACGGCAAAATGCGCGTCCTACCTAGCGAAACCCATTTAACCTTTAGTCTCGATTTAATCGAGGCTATCTCAGGGGAAAACGGATGGAATACCCGTGTTACCTACGACTTGGAGTTAATTCAAGAACTAGCCGATAAGATACTGGCATCAAGAGTAATTTACCAACCCTTACATCTAATAGCCGATGGTGATCGACTGTTTCCTATGGACGGGCATCGGAGGGTATTAGCTTGGTTGCTTTTAGCCTCTCAAGAGATTATTGTTCCTAATGTTCTGGCAATTATTAAGCCTCTAGCATCAGGTCTGACCGTCCGGGACTTAGAGTATCAAATGCTTTCTTACGGCACTGACAGCCAAAAGTTATCAGTGTACGATAAGGCAAAATTGATTAGACGGCATTTACACGAGGATACATTAGAAGGTTTAACTGAAGAGCAGTCCTGCCAACAGTTTTGCGAAAAAACAGGATGGAAAAAATCGGACTATAACCGAACTTTAGAGATTTCCTCGATGTCTAATCAGACATTAAAGGCAATTGAAGGTAAAGTATCCGAAACGACTTTACACAACCTTGTAAGGAAAAATGATCTGACGCTCTCAGAAAAAGAAAATGTTCTTTTGGAAACTGTAGCTATAGCAGAAGAAAGAAAAATAAAAGCCACTGGGGAATTAGTCGAATCGGTAACAGCTAATTTTATAGAGTCTAAAAATCCAACCTTTTTAGACTCCGATGAGAACGTAAAATCCAGTGATGAATTAGAACCAAAACCCATTAAACTTACTCCTAAAGCTAAAGACATTAAGTATCTACTAATGACTTTAGCAACCGAAGGAAATGCAAGGCAAACAGACGATGATACAATGACTGTAGATTTTCCTGTAACTCTTTGGGAAAAAGTTATTGATTTTGTAGAGAGATTATAGGATTAGTTGTCAGTTATCAGTAAAAAATTGCTAAATAAATTAAAAGAACCCGATGAGCCAAAATCATGCACGTACAAAAACTCAAATTAGACTGCTATCTCAAAAATTAGCAGATACAGTCGGTAGAGAAACATTTACTTCTTTAGAAAGAGGAGATCAAGAAGATATTTTTGAGCAAATGCTTACAAACCTCTACAATTGCTACAGACTTAATATCTACATGAAAAGTTGGTGCGGAACCACATTTCATGTCATTGAAACCCTGCTATCTAAACTGGAAAAAAAACAATGAACCAAAAAAATGCACTCAACCCCGAAATTCTACTGATGGCCACAAAACTAGCAGACCAAGTCCATGATATTTTTCCCTTTTCTAGCAAAGAAGAAAAAACAGCCTTTTTTGAACTAATGTTTTTAGATTTGTCGCTTTTAGCTTCTAAAGACGGATGTGTAGCGGCGGGGAATGGGCTAAAGACAATTGAAGCTTTACTATCTAAGTTAGATTAGTTTAAAGTTAGCTATCAGTTATCAACTAAAAATCAAAACAATTAGGAGTATTATGTCTTTTTTCGTCTCTTCAGATTGTCCTGCTCGTGAAACAGAGTGGCCTTGTCCTGACCCCGTACAACTGAGTCCAGAAAAAATAGAACAAGAAAAAAAAACAGGCAGAAAAAAAGATTTTTAGAAGTGTTCACACAAAAAAAATACTTGGGAGTCTAGAAAAAATTGAAATAGTTTACGGATATACAGTTTATGTATTTTCTGATGGCAGCCGATGGAACTTAGAGAATTATTATAGACATTTAGAAAGTATTCCCCTTTACGGTCCGTACTTAAGTGACTATGGAATTAACCGAAAAGATAAAGAAGGATTTACTCCAGTTAGAACATATCAAGCAACAAATGATATGTTTCAATAAATCTCAAATAAAGAACAGAGGGTTAACCCTCTGTTTTTTTCTGTTATGCTCCGATTAGTTTCTCCTGTAAATATTGGTAAACCTCTTTCTGTAAATCTTTTGGGGCAGAACACAGAAAAGCTTTCACATCTTCTAGATCGATCTCTTTAATCATCTTCTGTAACTCATCTAGCTTTG